CCGCACAGAAATGCGATGCGGATGTCCGCGAGCCGATGAAAGGCGTCCCTGCTTGGGTGGAGAGGAATCTCTCTCAATCAGACGCATCAGTTTCCAACCAAAAAGGCCAAGGCATGTCGCACACGGTTAGCATGACTAACAAAGTCAGATATGCCCGCGAGACATTGGACTCAAAGAACGAAGATTTCGCCATCAATGTAGCGAAGAAAAAAATGATTAGCATGATGAACCACGCGATTCGTTATGTGAAAACCAAGGAGGCCGGTCTCACAGCATGAGCGATGTCACAGTAAATTTCGGAGCCAAGGATAACAATCTCGGCTCCACTATTTCAAAAATCCAGAACGACCTAAAGTCGATGGATGCCGGGAGCAGGAACGCGGCAAAAAGTTTTGAAATGTCCTTTGCCAAAATGGCCGGAGCCGTCGCCGTAGGCCAAGCCGCCTTTGAGGCATTCAAGGCCGCTGGCACTCTAGGCCTCTCCGCTGTCACCTCCGCGCTCTCAGGCATCGGCTCCGCATTTACAAAATCCATCGATGCCGCCGCGCAGATGGAAACCCTCGAGACAGCCTTTATCCCGCTCCTCGGGTCCGCCGATGCCGCCCAGAAGCGCATTGAGGAACTCGCTAAATTCGCTGCCTCGACACCCTTTGAGCTTCCCGAGATCGCCAAAGCCTCCCGCACTCTCGAGACCCTCACGCGCGGCGCCCTCGCCACTGGCGACGGCCTGCGGCTCGTCGGCGACATCGCCGCCGGGACGAACCAACCTTTTGAAGAAGTCGCCACCACGATCGGTCGCCTCTACGACGGCCTGCAATCCGGCCGCCCAGTCGGCGAGGCCATGCAGCGACTTCAAGAACTCGGAGCCGTCTCCGGCGAGACGCGCACACAGATCGAAGAACTCTCCAAAGCAGGCAAAAACACGGAAGCCTGGCTTGTCGCCGAGGAAGCGCTGAACCGATTCAACGGCTCCATGAAGCTTCAGTCCGGCACCTGGACGGGACTGCTCTCTACGCTCAGCGACAACATCACCAATGCCTACGCCAAATTCGGCGAGCCAATCATCGACAAGCTCAAGCCCTACCTCCAAGGCATCATCGCCTCGGTTGAAGTCCTTACCGAAAAAGCCGCCAACCTTGGAAAATCTTTTGCCGAAAACTTCATAGCAAGCGAGAAGTCGGTGAACTCCTTCCAGACCGCGCTGAACGCGATCAGCACCGGGCAACTCGGCGAGGGGTTCTCGCTCTTTTGGGAAAGCTTAAAGCTGCAAACAATGCAGACTGGAAATTTCATTATCAATGCTTTTACAGCGGCATTTCAAACGGTTTCGGAAATTATTTCTAATATATTTCGATCAGACGGCCCCACTTTTATGCTGATCAAGTCGGCTTTTGATTTTGTCGCTGGATATATAAAAGAAAAAGTAGCCGGGTCGCTCGCCGATACTTTCGCAGGCATGGGGCCGATGTTTTCAAACATGACCAAAAGCCTAAAGCAGAGCGCCGAAGCCGGAGCTACATCCGCTGAACTCGCCTTGCAACGCATACCTGTGGCCGCCGAACTCGCCGCTGAAGATATCGGCACAAATCTTGCAGGAAGTGTTGGCAAATTTAAGCAAAACCTAGCTGAAGCAAACACCGAGTTTTTTAACACTAGTGAGCAAGCTAAAAAAGTTTCAGATCTTGAAGCACAGATCGCCGCAAAGATCAAAGAAGGAACCCAAAACCGCGCCGAGGCCAATGAGGAGATAAAGCTCACCGGCACATTTGCAGAAAAGATGGCGACCCTCGAGGCGGCCTACAAAGACGCCGTTGATTCTGGGAATACCTCGATAGCCGACCGCATTCTCAAAATGCGCGACACAATTAGCGCCACCGAAGAAGGAAGAAAACTAGCCGAGAAAGAAGCTGAAAAAAAAGAAGAGGCGCGAAGAAAAGAAGAGGAATCGAAGGAATTAAAACGGGAATCCCTCGCCCTCGACCTCCAGATCGCCGAAGCCCTCGCCGGAGGCAACGAAGAGCAAGCCAAGGCGCTCCAATACCAGAAAGATTTCAACAGCTACCTCAAGCAGGCCATCGACGCCGGGATGGGCGAACCAGAAGCCAATAAATTCGCCGCCGCCATGGCCAAAGCCGCAGGCAGCGCCAAGAACATCAAAGAAGAACTTTCTGAATCCGCCAAGCTCTTCAAATCCATCGAAGAAGCCCGCGCCAAAGACACCACGGACCCAGGAGGCCGCGACACCAAGCGATTCCAGGATGCACTCGGCAAAGGCAACTTTTCTGCCGCCGAGCGTGCTGCCAACCGCATCGCCCGCCGCGAAGAGCGCCAAGCCAGCCAAGCCGAGGAAAAGCAAGCCGCCGCCGAAGAATCTGCCAAGCCGATCAGCCTTCGGCTCGCCGAAGGCAAGCAATCCTTGCGCGACCGATTCGCCAAAAAATCCGAAGAAACAAAAACAGCAGTCGCTTCCGTGGACAAGCCCGGCCAATCCGGCCAGACCGACAAAGACGCCAAAGGAGGCGACAAAACCAAATCATCCCTCGACTCCATGGTTGAAACGATCAAAACGCTCCTCGAAAAAATCGAACCGCGCCTCCCCGTTGCCGCGCTCACCGCGTAATGAGCTACACTATTTACAACTCCCAATCCGCCTCCTCGCTCCTCGCGCAATCCGGCAAAACAGTTTCTTGCTTTCCCAGCGGTCTCATTCGGGTGGAGCAATCATTTCTGACCCAATCCGACGCATTATTCACAAGCCGCCTGCTTGTCGCCGTGGGCAACGACGCGCCTGGCGGTGACAGCTCTCCTTCCATCGACGGTTTGAAAATTTTTCCCGAATCCCAAGAGCGCCATCGCGAGGATGGCTTCACCGAATACCTCGTCACCAGCTATGGCCGCGTAAATTCCGAAGGATCTTCCGTTTTAGGCGTGCAGCTCGTGACATTGAGCGCCAGCTACACGCACACATACACGCCAACAGCTACTGAAGAAACCCCAAACCCAACTCCTGCAAATTTCGCTTGGACGATAAAAGAGACTTGGCTCGCTGACACCTACACGGTGACGCGAACCATGCTCGCCTCCGAGCCAAATTCCGTCATTTCAATAACACCACCGACTCTTGGCAAGGTTCTTAAAAAAAGAGAAATCAGTGGGAACCGTCCAGGCACCAGCATTCCAGGTTACATCACCGTGCCTGGCTACAGTTCAATAGGGGCGGACTGGGAGTCGCAGTTGTCCTCCATCGATCGCCGAAATTTCGGAAATTTCGATGAGGTCATCATCACCTATGTAATGTCTGGAACAGTTAGCGCCACCGCTCCAGTATGACGCTGCCCGTCGATTTTGAAGCCAAAGCCCGAGGAGCCAAAGACGCCTCCGGCGGAGGCTACCCCGTGCAGTTGAGCGCCGCCGACCTCATGCGGAATTTCGTATTCGCCGCCCTCGATGCTGACGAATCGCTCATCGAGGAGACCACCGGCCAAGGCGGCCACGCTCAGCGCAAACTCAAAATCCCCGCCGTGCCCTCGAGCGGAACGCATGTCCTCGGAGCCGTCGGCGGCGTGCTGCAATGGCTCGCCACGGAGGAATGCTAGAACAAGTCTTAAGTCTTAAGTTTGTAAGTTTTAAGACACGCCACCGAGACAATCACGCAAACCGCCACTTAATACTTAATTCTTAAAACTTAAAACTCTCTCCCATGACCCTCGGCCTCACATCCTCCGGCGCAGTAAAAATCAAAACCGACGGCGGCCTCCGCGCTGTCGGGTGCGCGTGTTGTGGGGGTGGCGAAGAGTGCATTGACGTCGAGAGCCAACATTCCCGCGCAATCTCTGAGTCAAATTATAATTCGTGGTTAAAGGGAGGCCAATTATTTGTATCAGCCAGCATTAGTAGTGAATGCTCCGGAAGTTATTCCGAAACGATCACAGTGCCGCCACAAACTTGCGTTGTCCAATGGACCCAAGAAGGTCCTTTGTGTTTTAGTGAGTTTGATCCAGAAGGACAACTGCAAGGCGCCGACTGTAGCTTTTCGGTTTTTAAAAGCGATATTGGTTTTTTTGTGAACATCGCAGGCGGCATAACTTGCCAATTCGAATATAAGCCGTTTGAAGGCGGCCCAGTGTTTGCATGCGCGCCTAAGTTTTCTTCATGCGGCTACGAACCGCAAGAGGGCGACATCTGGTCTGTTGCTTATGCAAATTTCCTTGGAGGTCAAATACCCTACCAAGTCGACAACCCGAACCAAGGAATTCAAACCTCTTCGTGGTCTTTTAACTTCACCCCAAATCCCTAATGCCAGCCGTTTTTTTTAAAACCTTAAAGGAATTTGAAAGACCCATCGCTAGTGCTTTGACTGCCGCGCACCGCTTCGCTCGCGCAGGCTTCGCCACCACCCCCCCCGACATCCTCGCTTCCCGCGAAGCCATTTGCCGAGCCTGCCCCGAGTGGGACGCCGCCGCGATCAACAGCACCGGCCGCTGCCGCAAGTGCGGCTGCTCGACCTGGGCGAAGCTCCGAATGGCAACCGAACGCTGTCCGCTCAGCAAGTGGGAAGCCGTCTCCGAGCCGCTCCAGAAATAGCTCGGAAGCCCGCCCGATTTGACACCCGCCGCTCGCTTGAGCGGCATGAAACTTTTCCTCGACCAAAAAAACCGGCGCTTCGTGAAGTCCGCCGCGTCGAATGTCGCGTTGCAATCGCTCGTCTTAAAACGCCGCGACCAAGTCCCCATCGAGGTCGTGTTTGTCGAGAACGGCGTCGCCGTCTCGCCCGTCGCAGGCACGCAGACCACCGTCGCACTCAAGACCTCTTTTTCTGACTCCAACTTCCTCGCTCTTGCGGCCCCCGGCCAAACAATCCTCGATTTGAACACATTGCCGGTCGAGGCCGCTTTCTCTCTCGACCCCGCCAGCATCCCCGCCTACCTCGAAATCCGCTGGACCGCACCGAGCCAGGCATTGCGCACGGCGACCCTCCAAGTCGAAGTTCAAAACTCCGTCATCCTCGGCGACGAAGCTACCCCCGCCGCACTCCCCGACGGCAAGGCGACCCAAGCCGAAGCCACCGCAGGCACCGATAACGCGAAATGGATGACCCCCCTCCGAACGGCCCAAGCCATCGCGCAGCTCGCCCCGCCGCCGACCTGGGACAGCGTCCTCAACAAGCCTGCCACCTTCCCGGCGACCGCTCACACGCACACCGCCAGCCAGATCACCGATTTCGCCAGCGCCGTCGTCGCCGTCTCCCCGCCCGTCGATTGGTCATCGCTCACCGGCAAGCCAACGACCTTCGCGCCTTCCGCCCACACGCACCTCAAGAGCGAGATCACCGGCCTCGATGCCGACCTCACCGCCCTTGCCACCGAAGACACCGCCCTCGGCCAGAGGATCGACTACCTCGCCGCGAATCTGGACCCCGCCGCGCTGGATTCGATTGCCGAAGCAGCCGCCGCGATCAACACCCTCCAGTCCGAAATCGACGGCAAAGCCACCGCCGCCCAAGGAGCCAAGGCCGACACCGCGCTCCAACCTGAGCCAGTAGACTACCAAGGAGCCTACAACAACGGAGCCGACTACTCCCCCGGCCAAGTCGTCAGTTTTAATGGCGAACTCTACATCCGCATCGGAGAGCCGAACCCCGGATATCCACCGCCCGGCAGCTACTGGGCCGCCTTCGATCCCTCGGCCTCGCCCGCATTCAAGCTCTGGGTCGATCTCTCAAAAGCCGACACGGTCCACACCCACGCCGCCACCGAGATCACCGGCCTTTCGTCCTACATCATCGCCAGCGCGCCCGGCCTTCAGATCACCACCACCGTCCGCATCGGCGACGGCACGAGCGTCACCTTCCCGATTGACGGCCTAGTCAGCAGCGATCCCGAGCATGTCTTCGTCGCCCTCAACGGCGTCACGCAGACCCCCGGCACCGACTACCTCGTCAGCGAAGCCAGCGGCACGATAACCTTCGACGAGCCGCCCGCCGACGGAATGCAAATCTCCTGCACCGCCCTCGGCCTGCGAACCGTCCAGCCCCCGATCGACCCGACCCTCTACCTCTACGCCTTCGACATCAGCGCCGACGGCCTCACGACCTACAGCGGCAGGCTCCTCAACGCCGACCGCCCCGCCGCGCCAGCACTCCCAGAGTCCGCCACAAGCTGGACCGTCAAGCGATCCACCCTCAACGCCGCCGGCCAAATCCTCGCCACCGCCTCCGCCACCGGATCGTGGCTCAACCGGGAGACTCTCGCTTACTAATGACAACGATCACCGAGAGCAACCTCAGCCAGCAACTCGATCTCTCGAGCTTCGACCTCACCCTGCCAGGCATCGTCGTCGAGTATCCCACGCGCTCCAATTTTCCCAGCGTCGGAAAATCTGACCGCCTGTATATGGCCCTCGATGAAGGCATGCCCTACCGCTGGAGCCCCGCCGCAGCCGCCTACGCCCTCATGATTCCCATCATCGACGCCGGTAATTTTTGACAATCACCCCACCACGAACAGCCAAAACCAAAACCACCAACACCACCTAATTAGCCATGCCCAATCCTATCATTCGCATCAAACGCGGTTCCGGCACGCCGGTCTCGCTTCAAGTCGGCGAAGTCGCTTTCGACTCGACAAACAAGTCATTTTTCATCGGCACAGCCGAAGGCGTCCTGCCAATCGGCGGCGAGCACATCTTCGCAAAGAAGACCTTCGTCTCTGACGCCGTAGCAGCCGAGGCCGCGCTTCGCAGCTCAGGCGACTCGACGCTCACCAGCAACCTCAATTCTGAGATCAGCCGCGCCACCGCCGCAGAAGGCGTTATCGCCGCAAACCTCGCTCAAGAGATCATCGACCGCGCCGCCGCTGTTTCGGCAGAGGCCTCCGCTCGCTCCAGCGCAGACACGACCCTCGACGGCAAGATCACCACGGAAAAAGGCCGCATCGATGCGATCCTCTCCGCCGCTGATGCCGACAAGGACACCTTCGCCGAGATCGTCACATTGATCAATTCGGTCGACACGACCAACGATTCCGCATTTGCCGGTTATGTCACATCGAACAACGCCGCGCTCGCAGCCGAAGTCACGAACCGCACGAATGCCGACACCGCCCTCGGTGGCCGCATCGACAGCGTCGAGTCCGCCGCGACAGCCCTCACCACCCGCGTCACCGCAGCTGAGGCCGACATTAACACCGAAGAGTCTGCCCGCGCAGCCGCCGACACGACACTTCAGTCGAACATCACCGCCGAGGCGACAACCCGCGCCAGCGCTGACACGACCCTGCAAAGCAACATCACCGCTGAAGCGACAACCCGCGCTTCTGCCGACACCAGCTTGCAGACGAACATCACTGCCGAGGCAACAGCCCGAGCCAGTGCAGACGACGCGCTCGACGCTCGCCTGGACAGCCTCGAGGCCAGCATCGACGGCGGCACCTACTAACCGCAACCACTCCCCGGCGGGGCGGCCCATGCCGCCTCGCCAAGCGGGGGAGTTAAAAATCTCCGCTGAATAAAAAAAGGCCCATGCCAAACCCAATCATCAAGCCCAAATCCTCGACCGTAGCGTCGAAAGTCCCAGCCGCCTCCGACCTGGCCTTGGGAGAAATTTGTGTGAACCACACAGACCGCCGACTCTATTCGCGCAATCCCAGCACGGGAGAGGTGTATAAATTGGCCGGAACCAAAGACGCCCCCGACCGCGTCTGGTCCTTCGACATCTCCGCCGACGGCCTCACCACTTTTCTCGGATACCTCCTCTATTCGGAATTTCCCAACACCGGATCAGTGTATGACAGCCCGAATTGGGAAATCTCCCGCACCATCTTCAACTCCGCAGCCACCACATCCACCGAAAGCTCGGCCACCGGCGCGTGGTCGAACAAAACCAATCTCCAATTTTCTTAAAAATCCAAATCTATGCAAGCCACCAACCCAATCGAAATCGACGGCAAGTCGTTTGACCGCTACTCGCTCAACCTCGCCATCACCGGCAAATACAACGGAGACGGCAGCACTGACGCAAATGTCGCCATGCGCCTCGTCCCGACCCGCATTGAAAACGGAGAGGTCATAACTGCTGACGCCGAGGCCAAGGGCATCGCGCTCGGATCACTCGCAGGCAGCGACGAGGCCACCCAGCAGGCCGTTGCCTCAATCCAAACCGCCCTGCAACAATTCATTCTTTCGAAAGGACTTTAATATGCCAGATGTAAGAGCATTTCGTTCGGGAAACTGGAGCGACACAACAGCAACCTCGCCATGGTGGAATGGCACGGCTATTTTTGCACCAGCGGCAGGGGATGTTGTTTATTCAAATAATTTTACAATCACGGTTAATGTAAGCGCGACTTGCGCAACCATCACAAACCTATCCGCATCTTCGCGAGTTTGGAAAGATGGGGCGACCGCGTTAGCAACTGCTGGAGGTGGATATTCTCTAGCAAATGGTGTAACTTTAACGGCAAACTTGAATGGCGGCCAGTTAAATGCAAGTCTTTTAACATTAAGCGGAACAAATTCAGCGGCTGTTGTTGGCAATGTAAATAATACAAATCAGGCAGGAAGCCAGGCTATCGCTATAACATGTTCTTCATCTGGCACTCTAACAATCACTGGTAATATCACAGGAGGCGGTAGTAGTTCAACTGGCCTCGCGGTTACAAATACATCCACAGGAACAATAAATGTAACCGGAAATGTATTGGGCGCATCAGCCTCTGCGTTAAATAATGCGTCCACAGGAACTATCTCTGTAACCGGGAATGTGACGGCAGGAGCCTCCGCTGCTGGTGCTAACAACGCCTCTACTGGAGCATTTACAATCATTGGTGACATAACTGCAACTAATGGCTCTAATGGTTTTATATCATCTAACACTAGCGCAACGAACCGCCTTTCTGGCTCTTTTATCAATAGCGCCAACGGAACGGCGGCGGTATATGCAACTAGATATTTTCTTAACTCACAACCGCTTAATGCACGCACACGCTACGCATTAAACGGAATCGGCACCTATGTGGATATGTTCACCGCCGACAACAACCTCGGCCAAGCCAATCCGACCGATGTCCGCAGCGGCGTAAGCTACGCCAGCGGCACCCTCACCGGCAGCCTCACCGTCCCGGCTCGCGGATCGGTGGCGCTCTCGGTCAACTACGGGCCAAGCATGCCATTCACGGCAACCCGCAGCGGCACGACCGCCACGGCCACGCTGGCCTACAGCTACCCGCTGGTCGTAGGCGATGAGTTTACCGTGACCGGCGCGAGCAACGCCGAGTGGAACAGCACCTACACCATCGCCTCGGTGGTGTCTGGAACATCGGTGACATTCACCGTGCCGGATACGCACAGCGTCACCGCAGGCACAGGCGCAACAATGCAGACCACCGGCACAGCCGTCCTCGATCCCGCAGCCGTGGCCTCGGCAGTGTGGGGCGCGGCAACACGCACGCTTACCACATCGAGCGGACCGACAGCAGTCGAAATCCGGCAGGAACTGGATTCTAACTCGACCAAATTGGCCAACCTCGATGCCACGATTTCGAGCCGCCTCGCAGATGCCGACTACACAGCCCCGACCAGCGCCCCGACAGCCGCCGCTGTGGCTTCAGCCGTGCGCGCCGAGCTGACAGAGCTCAGTAATCTGGATGCCACGATCTCCAGCCGTCTGGCAGATGCAGACTACACCGCGCCAACCTCCGCGCCGAGCGCCAGCACGGTCGCCACAGCCGTTCGCACGGAACTCGGAACCGAGCTTGGCCGCATCGATCAAAATATCTCGAGCCGTTTGGCAGATGCAGACTACACAACTCCGCCGACCACCGCGCAAATCGCCACCGCCGTGGAAGGCAGCTTGCTCAACGAGAACGACGGACAAGCCGTGCTCAACGCCCTCGTCGGCGCCATCGGCAACCAGAATGTGGACGAAATCGCCCTCGTCGCAGCCATCCGCAGCGACCTCGAGCGCACCGGAGGCAAGATCGACAGCATCCCGACCGATTCCGCTCCGAGCGCGGCCTCTGTGGCAACAGCCGTGTGGAGCGCCAGCACCAAAGAGATCACCGGCGGCACGGTCACAACATTGACCAACTCGCCCGATGTCCCGACCGAGGCCGAAATCGCCAGCCAAGTCCGCACCGAGCTTTCTGTCGAACTCGGCCGCATCGACGCCGCCATCAGCTCACGCCTCGCGCCATCCGGCACCTTGGCGACCGTCACGACCCTCACTAATGCGCCAACCGTCCCAACCGCAGCCGCCATCGCCGACGAGGTGCGCGTGGAACTCGCCACCGAACTTGCTCGCCTCGACGCCCCGGTCAGCGGTGCGACAGCCCCAAGCGCCGCCACCGTGGCCACGGCAGTTCGCTCCGAGCTCGCCACCGAGTTGGCCCGAGTCGACCAAGCCGTGAGCACCCGCCTCGCAGGCAGCGCCTACACCGCGCCAGCCAACAGCGATGTCGCAGCGATAAAGGTCAAAACCGATGCGCTCAACACCGAGCGCCTCGCCAATGTGGCGACAACCGCCATCGTCGGAAATCTCATCGCCCAGGCTAATAGCTAAGATGTCCACGGAAACCGTCCGCAATCGCCCCGGCGTGCGCCTCTCCATCGGGGAGGCCATCGCCGCGCTGGCGCTCGTCGCCACGATATTTTCGATCAGCCAGGCTTGGTGGATTCTCCCCGAAAAAGTCACCCGCGTGGAGATCGAAAACGAAAAGCAGGAAGCCCGCTTGCAAAAAATCGAAGCCGTCGCCGCCGACCGCGCCGAGACATTGGCCCGCATCGACGAGCGAACCAAACGCATCGAGCAAATCCTCGCCAACCGCCCGTGATCCTTTGACACCCCGCCGCGAAGCATGAAAGCAATCTTTTACATTCTCGACAGAGCGGCCGAGTCGTCTTCCTGGAGGGGTGCAATTTTGGTGGCCACGGCTCTGGGCCTGCGTTTGGAACCCGAGCTTCAGAACCAAATCGTGGCGGCCGGTCTCGGCCTCGTGGGATTGATCAATCTCCTGCGAAAAGAAAAATGACCCCCAAGCAAGTCGCCGCCGTGTTGATGATCCTCGGCTGGCTTTTCCTCGCAATGGCCTTCCTGACCTCCTGCGTAGCCGTCCCGATGCCTCCCTTCGGCGACCGGATCGGCGAGGCCGGAACGCTCCACATCCGCGCCACGGTCCGCTTCGAGCCACGCCTGACCGAAAGCGAAGCCGCCAACCGAGACCTCTGGAACGCCCTTGGGGAGTTCCAAAAAACCCTGCCCGCGCTGAAAGACAAATGATCAGCCTCCTCGCTCGCTTTTTCATGTTGCCCAAGCCAGCGCAATCCCCCGCGCCCGCGCCTGAGCCGAAGCCCGCGAAGCCACCCAAAACCTCCCCCGCCAAAACCTCCGGCACCATCAAGCCCGAGCCGAAATACTACCAGCAAACCAACAAGCGCACGCCCAACATCAGCGCCGGCCGCGTCATTAAACCGACTCATGTCGTGCTCCACCACACCTCCGGAGCCTATGCCGGATCCGTCTCATGGTGCTCCGACCCCGTCAGTAAAGTCAGCTACCACTGCATCATCGCTCGCAACGGCAAACGCACCGCCCTCGCCCTGCCGAGCCAACGCACCTGGCACGCCGGAGTCTCCTCGTGGCAAGGCCGCAAAGATGTCAACTCATTCAGCATCGGCATGGCATGGGAAGGGGACACCTACTCGACCCCATTGAGCGAAGACGCCCTCCTCTCCGCCGTCGAATACCTCCTCCCCATCCTGCGCGAAAACAACATCCCCCTCGCAAACATCCTCCGCCACGCCGACATCGCCCCCGGCCGCAAAGACGACTGCTCCCCATCGGCCCACGCCGCGCTTTTAGCGGCACTTAACCGCGTCCTGTAATGGCAAAAAAAACAGCCCCGCCAAAAGACCGCGAGGCCGTGATGATGCAAGCGCGTTCGTTACTCGCCGAGCATTTCGCGCATGGCATCTGCGTGGTGTCTTGGGAGGACGAGGGCACTACCTACAACATGGATTTCAAGTTCGGCAACGACTACGCCGCGAAATCCCTCGCCCGCGAAGCCGAAGACCTGCTCTGGCCCTACGAGGAAGAAGACGAGGACGAAGAAGAGGAGGAAGAAGCGTGAAAGCCACTCTCGAGTTCACCCTGCCCGAAGAACGCACCGAGCACATTTGCGCCGTCAAGGGCATGGACTCCATTTTAATAATCGACGACCTCCTTCAAGAAATCCGCGCCTTCCTCAAACATGGCAGCGGAGAATTTCGGCAATGGCGAGACGACGAAGGCCGCGACTGCCAAGCCTGCCCGGACACCCTCGAAAAAATCCGCAGCTACATCTGGGAACTTCGCAAAGACAACGAAATCCCCGACCTCCCATGACACCCGTAAAAAAATGGAAAAAGTGGATGGCTGTCGGGTGCTCACACGGCGAACTCATCTGCCCCGAAAGCCGCCGCGCTGTGCTGGATTTTGCCAAGAAATTTCGTCCAGACTTCCGTGTGCATCTGGGCGATTTTATCGACCTAGCCGCCATGCGGGGGGGCGTCGCCTCTGATGTGGACAGCAAAGACCGTGCCCGCAACATCGCCCAAGATGTCAGCGAGGGAATTTCGTTCCTCTATGAATTTTCTCCGAATGTCATAATGCTCGGAAACCACGAGGCCCGCTTGAACCGCATGGCCGAATCCCCCAACGCCGTCCACGCTCACGCCGCGCAGACCGTTCTCAACGAACTCGGAGACTGCGCCAAAAAGCTCAAGGCGAAAATCTACCCCTACCACAACACCAAAGGCGTCCACCGGCTGGGAGACCTCGCCATGGTCCACGGCTTTAGCTGCAATGTCAGCGCCATCCGCGACCACGCCGAGACATACGGCAAAGTTATCATGGCCCACCTCCACCGCGTCGGCATCGAGCGCGGCCGCCGCATCGATTCTCCCACCGGCTACTGCCTCGGAGCGATCTGCAATCTCGACATGGACTACAGCTCCACCCGCCGAGCGTCATTGGCCCACTCGTCTGGCTTCGCGTGGGGCTACTTCACCGACAACTCAACAACCGTCAACCTGTGCGAAAGACAAAAAAACCAACCGTGGCTTCTGCCGTAGAAAAAGCCTGGGGCGCATTCTTTCAGTCGACGGCCGCATGCGACCCCTCCGAACTGAAAAAGGAAGGCTGGATGACCAACATGGAAATTTCCGAGCTATCAAAGCTGAAAGGCGAAGCCGGTCGCCAGCTCGCCGATAAAGGCGTCCGCTCTGGTATCCTCGAAAAGAAAGTCGCCAAAATTTTGGTCAATGGCCGTCGAGCCAATGTGAACTTCTACCGGCCCATTTGATAGAACAGGGCAACACCGGGCAACAAGACCGCAAGTCATTGAAAAACAAACCCAAGAAAGCGACTTAAAATCCGTTTTCGCGAAAGCGGAGTGCGGGTTCGAGTCCCGCCGCCGGCAGAGTGACTTGCGACGATTTGAGCTAGGTTTTATGCGGGTTGGCGGGTGGTTGGCTTCTTGCAACAACGGGAGGGATGTGGCGGCTAGTGGAAGAAAATAGTTGAGATTTCGGGCAACACGGGCAACAAGTGGGCAACAGACCATGAGCGCCTTTATTGTCAGTCCCTACCCTCAACGATCCGGAACGCCTTGGAAGCTGACGATTCCGCAGAAAATTTTTGGCCGTCGCATTCGCCGGTTTTATCGCACCGAGGCGGAGGCTTGGGCGGCGGGGCCGGGGCTTTTGGAGAAACTTCAGAAGGGTGGGACCGATTCGCTTTTGGAGGAGCAGGCGAGGGGTATGTCGATGAAATCCGCGGTGCGGGATTATCTGGCCTCCAAGGCGGGGTCTTCGGAGCGGCACAGGGACAAACTGGAAAAGATTTGCGGGGAGCTTTTGGATGCTTTCCCTGGCGCGGTGGCGGCGGTCACTCCGATGCAGGCGGCTCGGGTCTTTGCCAAGGTTCAAGGCGCGCCGACGACGCGGGCGGGGTGGCATCGATATGCCTCTGGTTTTTTTCGGTGGTGCGTGGATATGGAGTTGCTCGACCGAAATCCATTTCGCCGGGTGGTTGCGCCGGAGGCGGAGTCGAAGAGGTCACTGATTTCTGCGAAGGAACTGCGGTCGATTCTGGATGCGGAGATGTCGAATGCGCTTCGGGCTTGGTTTCTTCTCGGTGCCTTTGCTGGGTTGCGGTCCATCGAGGTCCATCGCATGCGCTGGGAGGATGTCGATCCCAAGACCGGCCAGATTGAGGTTCGGCGGGAAGTCTCGAAACAATCAAGCGGCCTGCCGGAGCGGATCGTGGATTTCACGGAGCCGATGAAGAAGCGGAAGGATTTTTTTAAGGGAAAAGTCGGCCTGATCGTGCCGGCGAAATCGCTCCGGCTTTATCGGGAGAGGGAGGCTTTGATTGAGCGGCTCAACAACGAGGGCGTGGTGCCGTGGGCCATGCTTCCAGAGAACGCCCTGCGCCATTCGTTCGCCACTTACCACCTTGGCCGCTGCCAGGATGCTGGCAAGACCGCGCACCAGATGGGGCATTCCTCAACGGCGCTCGTTCTCAAAACCTACGCGGTGCCGTCTCGCAAAGCGGACTGGCGGGCGTGGTGGCGGGTTTAGCGCTGTTATGTGCGCATACAAAAAAGATATTCTGCTTTTTTATTTTCCCCTAGTTTTTTTTGTATAGATGGTAGGAGAGGAGTGTCGGGCAGTTACCGCAGTCTCTTCTTTGCTAGCGGGCTGATCTTGCATCAAGATTTTTTCGTTTTCTTCTCTGATTTTCGCCTGCTCGACTGCGTCAGCAATGATGGTTGAAATTGCGGTCTTGGAGAGCCTCGATTTTTTGTTTTCTTCGGCCTGCCTTTTGATCACCCAAGCGTGCAGATCATTTGGTAAAGAGATGTTCAATTTCTTGTGCGTTTTCTCTTTCATATATTCCCACTAGTAGCACCGCGCACACTGCCGCGCAAAATTTTTCTGAAAAATATTTTCGCCCGCAAACCTAGTGTTCATGCGGATGTCAATAGAAATCTTCGTATGGGGTAAACACCCCATTGACTTTTTTTATTGCTCTACCGGTAGCACCAAGGATATCGGTAGCACCATGCAAAGCGCATACACAAAAACCAGCGTGAGCCTCCCGAACGAACTCGCGGAATGGCTCCGCCAGAAGTCAGAGCAAAACGAGGGAACACCGATCAGTCGCTTAATCGCGGCGGCGATTCGCCAACAAGTGAGCAACGAAAAACGGAGGGCCAAGAAATGAACCTCTCCGATGTTTACATAGACATGAACGAGGCAAAGCGCCTCACGGGTTTTTCTTCCCGCTCGATCCGCGACTACATCAAGCGAGGCGAGTTCTGCGCCTCGATGCCACGCGGCCGGTGCGGGGGTTGGCATATCGTCCGCCAGTCGTTTTTGGATTGGTGGGGCTACCGCAACGCCTCCACCGCGAATCGCACGACGGTCCCAACACGCAAAAGGAGGGCCGCGTGATGGACTGCGAAACTCTTCTCCGCTGCCTCGGCTACTCGATCGACGCGGCTTTTAAATTCGGCCCGATCGCCATCGCGGCGGTCATCGCATGGAGGCTCGCCCGATGAAAAAGCGACTCTGGCACTGCGAGGGGCTGAATTTCCTTCGGCACAGGGTGGGGGAGTATTTCTGGGCATTCTCGGCCTTCGAGGCTCGGGAGCGTTTCGCTCAACAATTCGGCGGCGTTCCTAACCGCGTGGAGGTCGTGCGATGAGCGCCACGGCCGGCCTTCTCTTGGCGCTGGTGACGCTTGGCAGTTGCTACGCCTCTTACTGCCTCGGGCAACGGGACATCCTCAACCGGCTCCGCAAATTGCGTGAGAAAGAAGACCGCTGGGCTGAGTGGGACTGCGAGAACCTGGAGGACTTCGATGACTAGGTGCGCCATCTGCCAAGGCGAAGCCGATCAGGTAGATAACGACCTCGGGCCGGTGTGCTCGGAGTGCTTCAAGCACTGCCAGTGGGCAACGCTCGAACTCCTTTGGCAAGCGGCGGCTGTGAGTCCGTCGAAAGAATAAAATTTCAGCATCGCCCGAGAGGGCAGGTGACGGGGGGCGCGCATCCAACCAACGCGCACAAATTGAGTGATATGAAAATAATTAAAGGCAAACAACAACGACCACAGCGAGTGGTCATTTACGGGGTCGAAAGCGTCGGCAAGACGACTTTCGCCAGCAAGTTCCCAAATCCTCTCTTTCTCGACATCGAGGGTGGAAGTGCCCATCTCGATGTGGATCGTGCAGAAAATTGTTCCACTTGGAAGGAACTCGGTGATCGTATCAAAGAGGCTAAGTCTACGGACTACGAGACGGTTGTAGTTGATTCTGTAGATTGGGCGGAGCGGCTCGCAATTCAAGACCTTCTCGCCACATACAAGAAACAGAGCGTCGAGGATTTCGGCTTCGGCAAGGGCTGGGTCATGGCAGCGGAAAAAGTTTCCATATTACTTACCGCGCTGGATTCGTTGATCGATGCGGGCAAGCATGTGGTTGTCCTGGCTCATTCCAAGGTGCAGCGCACGGAGCCGCCGGACATTCTCGCCGCATACGACCGCTACGAACTCAAGCTCTCGAAGCAGTCCAGCCCGCTGGTTAAGGAATGGGCGGATGAGTTGTGGTTCTTCCGGTTCAAAACGAAAGCCGTTTCTCAGGAAAACGGCAAGGCCAAGGGCATCGGTGGAAAAGAGCGCATCATCCTGACCACGCACTCGGCAGCCTACGACGCGAAGACTCGCTCGGGCTTGGCTGAGGAGTTGCCGATGGAATGGGAATCGGTGGCGCATGTGTTCGGGAAACCTGCACCCAAAACCTCGGCGCCTGTCGAAATCCTCGGTGCCGAGACGATGGCGGCCATGGAGTTGTTGGAAGCTAACGAGGAGGCGGTGAATGCCTTCCTGACCGGCAACGGATCCATCCAAGAGGGCGAGACCTGGCGCAATGCCTCGCCGAAGTTGCTGGCACAAATCAAATCCCGCCCGCAAGCGCTCATCTCCAAGGCGACCGCACAAATGGAGGTGGCGGCGTGAGCGGATTAACCACAGAGAACACAGAGGGCACGGAGGAAGCAGCCAAAAAACAACGCAAACCCTTACTGATATCTAAAGATTTAGACCGTTTGCTTAAGATTTATGAATCAACGCTAATTTGCGCAAATCATTCTGAAACTTTTGTAAATGATCTTCAAACGCTAATTTCTGATGTAATAAGAAATAGCGATTGGACCATTGATAGATGGCCAGTAGACCCAGACTCCCCGGAGTTTAAGTGGCTTGAAAAACTGGAGAAAGGTGGTGCAGCGTGAGCACCAAGGAAATCTCCCCTTCCTCCCTGCCGAAGCTGGCCGAGTGCGCCCTGTTTACGGGCGCACCTGGCACCAGCCCAGCTGCAGAGCGTGGAACGCTGATCGACAAGGCGATCCGCGAGCTTATGGTGGATGATCCCACCACCTACGACGGCCTCGCCGCCGAAGATCAGGCGGTCGCTCGGTGGGGCGTGGACGAACTTCGGACCCTGTCGGGTGGCTACCATGTCGAGACGCGGGAGGAGCATCTCGGCATGGAGGTGCCGGGCCTTTCCAAACCCGGAACAGCCGACGCGGTATGCGTTCGGGCGCAATGGGTGTCCGACATCAAGTGCGGCCAAGTTCGCAACTACCGCCAGCAGCTCGCGGCCTACGCGCTGGCCTGCATGCACGAGCATTTCGCCGACTCGTGGACGGCTCATGTCGTCTATGTGGACCAACGCCTCCGCCGCACCTACACCTTCACCCGCGAGCAAGCCGAGGCGACCGTTTCGGCGGTGATCGCTAACGCCAGCAGCCGGTTAGCGGAGCCGACGCCGAATGAATACTGCGGCTGGTGCGCTCATGCCAACTCGTGCCGGGCCTTGGTGCGTCAATCCTCCGAGGCTTTGGCCTTGGTCAAGTCCGACCTCGCGCTCTCCGACATCCGCGACCAAATCCTCGCCAATCCGGTCGAGCTATCCGCCTTCGCCGCGAACTGGAAGCTGGCGGAAAAGCAGATCGCCGAGCCGGTTCTCGATGCGCTCAAGGAACGCCTCGCCGCTGGTGAGGACATCCCCGGCTGGAAGGTCACGACCGGCGCGGGGCGTCAGTTCGTGGAGGCCGATGCCATCGCTCGGGCCTCCGCCAATGTCAGCAAAGAGACGCTCATCCTCGCCCTCGGCGGGAAAATGAGCGCCGACAAATTTCGCCAATTCTGCGCCGACGCCGGTGTCGAAGTGGATGAGTCAGCGGTGAAAGCAGGGTCACCGATAAACACCCTGCGCCAAATCAAATCCAAAAAATAATATGCCTACCTACAAACAACAAGAACCCCAAGCGCCACAGATCACGCCAGGAAAACACAAGGTCGAGATCGAGGGCGCGGAACTTAAGATCAGCGACCGCACCGGAAACGAATACATCCGCCTCAAGTGCCGGGTGAAACTCCCAGACGGCACCAACGGCGGCACGATCTACGACAACATGGTTTTCACGGTCAAGTCGGCCTGGAAGATCGACCAAATCCGCGAGGCGCTGGGCTTTGCCATCATCCCAAACGAGGACGCAAGCGTCGAGCCGGAGCACCTCGTCGGGCGCACCGGCACGGTGATCGTGGAGCTTAATGACGACACGGGATACCACGAGATCGACAGCTGGGTTTCACCCAAATCCTCGGTTCCCGCGCCCAAGGCCAAACCCGCCAAAGAAACCGACGACATCCCGTTCTGATTCAAGCCTCCGGGGCGCGGCGTAGATACGCGCATTTTAATTATGGAAAAAACAAATTCTGACATTCTTGAAAAATTAGATGCTTGCAGAATCCCGTCTTTTATAGATGTCCCATTAAAATCTGCAATGATTGCATGGAACTCATTGCGTGATGGACATTATGGAACACCAGGACAAGTAGTGGTGATCCCATGGCCAGACAAAGGCTATTGCAATTTTTTTAAATTAGTTAACACGGTTGGAGCCTGTAGCGGATGGCGAGGCATGGGGTCATTTAGTAGTAAAAAGCTAAATAAAAGACAAATGCTACTTCAATTATACATTGAGGCATGGCACATCGTTTGTCGGGATGGGGTTAAGCCGGAAGCTATGCATTCCGCTTTGATGGCGATACCTGAATATAGGGAAACTTTGTCTGGGGAGAGCTTTTTTAGTTTTAATAAATAAATCATGAAAACTAAAACAGGCCATGCCGCTGTATTAGAATATAATCCGACTTACAAGCATCATCATATCCCGATCTGGTTTAAAACATCAATTCGTAAAACAGCGATCAGCAAGGGGAAGTGGCAAAAGGGAGAGTCGCATATGATGCATTTCATAAACGACCGAGATTATCACGGGCTATGGGATCATTGGGGCAGCATAGAGATCGGAAGAGATAGGAGCGTTATTACGCAACCTTATGGCGATCATTTGCAACTCGCTGAGAAGTTTGCCGAAGATCATGCCTGCATATTGCAGTCAATGAATCCGGGGCCATGGCATCCAAATACGCGCCTCTACATTTTTTCCAGAGCGCCAATTCTTTAAACCCATGCTCCCTGAAATCACCCTCCGACTAGCCATTTGCGCCAATGCCTGCCCGATCGGGCCGCGCATTCAGCGCGCCGAGCCGCTGCCGAAATACCGGCACACCTACGGCCTCGAGGAACAGGCGGAGGCGGAGGCTGACATGGAGCGCGTGCGGAAATACATCGAGCGGAATCAGAACACTATGAAGGGAAAGAAATAATGTGGATACTCCCAAAACAATTACACACATCGGCCTTTGTGCCGGATACGGCGGCATTGAGATTGGACTGCACCGAGTTATCCGAAATCTGCGCACGGTCGCTCTTTGTGAGATCGAAGCCTTCGCCTGCGCGAACTTGGTCAGCAAAATGGAGGC